TGCACACCGTTCTTTTTGCCTTGTGTTTTTTGCCGACCTCCTACGGAGGCTGAGGCGACTCTTTGCACAGCGGGTCTTTCCTCACTTTGTTCAGCATTATCTGACTGTAAGCCAGGATAAACTTTATAAACTCTTGTATTTAATTCTTCATAATATTCATTTGAATCTGGCTCAAAACCCTCATTAACTAAATTAATGTGAGTATATTGAGCGTACTGTGTTGCTTCTGGATTTTCCCCAAACCAACTGTTCTTAGCTTTCCACTCTAAAGCCTCAGCTGTTGGCTGCACAACTTCGTTTTCTGGTTGTTGATATGTTTGTTGTTGTGGTTGTTGATAAGTTTGTTGTTGAGACATCTGTTGTGCCTCTGTCTGTTTTTGTTTAGCAATTCTTACCTTTTCTTTTTGTATTGCAACCTCATTTTTTAAACTATCAGCTTTAGATATTAAATCAGCGTCTCCAGAAGCATGTGCTTTTTTGTAAAGTTCAGTTGCCTCACGCTCTTTAATTTCTACTGTTTCTTGTTCTTTATCTAATAAATTTTGTTGATACTGCACTGCAACATTATAGTATTGTTGTACTTGTTGATCTCTTTGTGCTAACTGCTGTTCAAGTTGTGCTGCTTTTTCCTCAGCAGCTCTTTTTCTAGCGTTTAATTTATTAATTCTTTTAGAAACACCTTTTGTATAATTTTCTAATTCATCATCGCTTGATGGCTGGGCACTTGTATCTACTTGTGTTTCAGATTCAGTTACCTCTACCTCTATTTCATCAACCTCTGGTTGTACTTGATTTTGTTCGTTTTCTATCGTCATAAGCTCACTATATCATCTGGATTGAGTATTGTGGCGATTACCTCATCATCATTGATGATTCTTACTTCTGCACCATCCTCAAGTTTAAATCTCGAACCAGAGTAGCGTCCAATTAATACCCACTGCTTTTCTTCGCACCAGGGAGTTTCTCCATACCTAGATTTATCGTTATAACATAGCGGTCCTTTTTTTACCACATAAGCCACAACGGTAGCTAGAGCCTCACGATCTGTAGTTTGTTTTGTTAATAAAATACCACCTTCTGTCGTTGCTTTTCCCGCATAAGGTAAAACTAACATTCTCCAACCAGTAGGTTGTGGCATCCTATCTAATAATGATTTATCCAGTTTTTCTGGATCTAATACCAAAGTGTCTGGTGCTACATAAGCCTCTGCTACTTTTTTATTTATTTCAGTATTCTCTGCAGCTGTTGTCATATATCTTTTCCCATATCACTTATTGCGTTTGCAATATAGTATAAAGCAGAAAGTTCTCCTTGCAAATATTTATAATGTTCAATATCTTTTAAACCACCAGACATTAAAGTTTCTTGTATCTGTGTTTCGCGTTCGGATATAGTTCTTTTAATCTTATCTAAGAGTTGTATTTCGTCCATAGATTAAGATTTTTTTGGCTTACCCTTTTTTTTTGCCGCTGGTTTTTTTGTTGTAGTTTTTTTTGCAGGTGTTTTTTTTACCTTTTTTTTAACTGGCTTTTCTTCTACTACTGTTTCGCCATTAATTATAGCCATCTTTTTTTCAATTCTAGCCATGTTAGCTTGATGAGCTTTTTCTTCTGCTACGCGTTTTGCTTTTTGTTCAATAGCTTCTTGCTGTCTCATTAATTTTTTTTCAGCTCGTAGTTTTGCTATAGCCTCTTTTTTGTATGATGTTGTCATTTAATTCCTCTCAGTTTATTTTCTAATTCAAGTAATTTTAAATCAGCATTTTGTCTTAGCCTATCTACAGCTACATCAAGTTTATCATCTGCTATTTGTTTTTGCACATTGATTCGCTCTTGTTGTATTTGACTCTCAACCATTTTTTCCTGAGCTCTTTGGTCTTGTTTAGCAACAAATTGCTCCGATTCCATATTTAATTCTTTGTCTCTTAAATCTAACTCACGTTTTCTAATATCAACCAACGGATCTTCGCTACCACCCATTCCAATAGACTGTAGAAACTCGCTTGCAAGTTGAGCCATAATTTGCGAGCTAAATTGTTCCATTATCATTTGTATTTGTTGTTGAATTGCAGCAGCCTCTTGAGGAGACACCTGTTGCATTTGTGCTTGTATCTGTTGTATTTGTTGTTGCATTTCTGGTGGCATTTGTTCCTGTGCCATTTGTGCTGCTAAAAATTGTAGATGTTGCATACAATGACTTATTATTAAAGCCTGCACTTGAGGACTTTGTTTTACAAGATCGGTAAGAAACAAACTCTTGTGAGCTTCTAAGTGTGCTTGATGATTTTGTTCTGGAAATGCTTGAGCGGGTTGTCCTAATAACAAACCAGCGTTTTCTTGTCCTGCATCTACAGGTTTTGGAGTCATATCTGGTGGAGGTTGTAACAAAGAATCAACATTGTCTACACCCAAGGCGGCATACATTCTTTTGTAGGCTTCATATATACCCATTGGTCCGTGTATTTCAGGATTAGACTGAACCATTTGCAATAATTCCTGTGCTAGCGTTACCCTTTGGCTTTGTGAAAAAATATTAGGATCTGAAACAGGAATTATGTCTACTCTGTCGTCAAAATCCATTTGTTTAACTTCACCAGAACCGCTGCCGACTTGATAATTATATACTGGTGGCAAATATTCACTAAACACTTTGGCCAATAGTCCAAACTCTATTCTTTGTGCATAATGCAGTCTTTTATGAATGGCGCTCATAACTTTAGTACCACGCTCTAACAAAGCAACAGTCGTTCCTACAGGCATGGCTTGATTCATGTCACCAACATTCATATCTGCTATAGCGGCGAATCTTTTACCAGAATCAACCAAAATGCCTAATAACTGCATTAGTACATTGCTTGGTTCTTTAATAGGAAGAGGGATTAAGTTTTCTCGTAGAGATCCGCCTGTTGTATCAATGTCTCTAAACTCACCTGGTTGTAAAGGATCATCTTCGTCTCTTATACGCATACCTCTCGCTTTGAAACCAGCTGGTAAATTGGCCAAAGTACCTGCATCAATAAGCTGTCTTAATATAGATGTAGATGCTTTTGATAAGCCACCAATCATGTGTGATAAGCCTAAACCATAAAATCCTAAACCAGGTAAAAATTTATATTGCACAAAATAATTAATTTTATTTTTTAGCAAATCATTTTCTCTATAATTTCTACGAATAGATAATACTTTTTGTGAATCTTCTTCAATAGTCACTATGTATGGTAATTTAAGACCTGTGGGAGTACCTTGTTGGTCTAAATCTTCAAAACCTTCTATATCTAGTACCGTATGCACTTCATAGACTGTTCTGTTGCGGTTTTCCTTATAAGATGGAGATATGCCTTGTATTTCGTCTATTGCTTCTGATATTTCATCCATATCTTCACTATAAGCTCCTGAGCCAATATCAACATTGGCATAAAAACCAGTCACTTGTTGTTTTTTTATTTCATTAGCTGACATGCTAATTGAGTGTGTAATTCTTTCTGCCGAGCTTATGTCTGCTGCTTCATAAGGCACAATAAGATCCTCTGGAGCAACAAATTTTGCGACCGCTCTATTTAATACAAAATCAAAGTATATTTTTTTAAAGCAAGAGCCAGCTAGGGGTAAATAAAATAGCATCTGATCTAGCTCTGGATCATACTCATCCATTTCATTCATTATGTAATAGTTCATAAATTCTTGAACACGCTCTGCTTGGTTTTCCGTTTCTATTGTTCTAGCGCCAATTATTTCTGTTTTTACTGGACCTTTAGCAGGTAACATTTCTTTATAAGCCTGTGCCTGAAACTGTGTTACGGCTTCAGCTAAAATTGGATGAACTACGCCTGAACTACCCTCAAATGGTTGTGAGCGCATTTCATCAAACTTCATTCCTAGATATTTTAAGCCGTCGGTGTAAGTTTTTTCCCATTCGGATCTGGATTGTTTATCTGTTTCTATTGCATCTAAAAGATCATTAGATATTTTTTGTAGTGTATTTTCGTCTATAAAATCAACCAAATTACCATCAAAACTCATTTGTGGTTGCATCGGAGCTGTTATTTCGTCGTCTAATAAAACCTGTTCATTATCCACAAGTATTTGTGCTGCCGCTTGTATTTCTTCCTCTCTAGTGGTCTCAGGCACTATGTTAACTGCTGATCCTTGTACTTTTATATCTGGATCGTTTTCTGTTCCTAATTTATCAATAGCCATATTAATGTATTACCTTGTCGTTTAAGTTTTCAGTAAAACCAATATCAGTTCCTATAATAGCCTCTAATTCACCATCTAGCAAAAGACCATGATACTCTGCGATTAATTTTGCATACTCTAAGTTAGGAGCATGTATCAAAGGTCCCATGTATTCTATACCATCCCATATAAACCTAGTTGCAAAAGTTTTTAATAATATACCGTTCTGTTCTTCTTTAATAATTTCACCTCATCTTGGTAATCTTCATATAATGAAATAAACCCGCCTTGTCTAAATCTCATCAAAGCCATTGTAGCACTGTCGCAATAATCGTCGTGATCGCCAAAAGGAAAGGATGCCATTTCTTCAATAACCTCTTCTGCAAAATCGTCCTCTGGCGCCCACACCATACCTGATTCAAATATTGGCGCAACGCTATTCATTCTTGCTACTTTATCCTGTCCTCTGCTTGGTGTATAGGCGGTAACTGGTATTCCCATACGCCTCAATTCATGTGTTAACGGTGTCCCAGATGCTTTTGCCTCTATTAAGACACAATCTGGCTCCCAATATCTATATTCTTCTAAAGCTAACTTTTTAAGTTCTGGAAAATCAAATCTGACTCTTTTTGCATCTAAAAGTATTATTTCATCTGTGTTTTCATCACCTCTGTTAAATATTGCCCAAGTCGTTATTGCAGAATAGTCAGCTGTTTCTTTTTTTGAAAAAGCAGTATCGTAGCTTTGTATTACATAACTATAGGCTGGTACATCCTCATCTTCCCACCTGTTCCACCATTCTCGTTTTACAATAGATCCCTCTTCTGCGGTAGGATTTTGCATCCACTGACTGTTCCACTTTGATATAGGCAAAGATGCTTTGACACCCAACAGTTCATCTTTTTTCCAAAACTCAGGCCATAAAGGTTTTTCACTATCTGGCATAATCGCTGGAAACTCAATCACCTCCCACTGATCTGCGTTCTCATCACCTTGTTTATTTAAAACTTTACCTACTAGATCTTTGGTGCTCCACCTAGTCATTACTATCACTATAATCCCGCCTGGTTGTAAACGCTGTCTTGGTCCAGATGTGTACCACTCATAAGCCGATTCTAAAGCCTTTGGTGATAAGGCATCTTGTTCTGAGTGTGGATCATCAATTATTAATAAATCAGCACCACGACCTGTTATAGCACCACCTACACCAGCAGCGAAGAACTCACCCTCTTGGTTACTTGTCCAACGACCAGCTGATTTGTTGTCTGCTTGTAGTTTTAAATCTGGAAATATATGTTGATATTCTTGACTATCAATCAAATTTCTTACTTTACGACCAAACCTTACTGCTAGTTCAGCGGTGTGCGTGGTTTGTATTATTTTAAGATTACCTCTTCTTCCCATCATCCAAGCAGGAAAAAAGGTTGATGCAAACTCAGACTTTGAGTGTCTTGGAGGTAAACAAACAATTAATCTTTTTAATTTACCGTCTGCTATTTTGTTAAATTTATTTGCAATAATTTTATGATGTCTGCCCTCAATAAAATCTGGCCACATGTGTTTTATAAAACCCATGAAGTCTTTTTGACAACCATCCTGTTTTTCTAATTGATCGTATCTTTGTAATAAGGCTACTGCCTCAGCTTTGTCTTGCTCAGATAATATATCAAAATCTTTAAATGAAATGTCGCTCATAAGCGAGCTGAGAAACAAGGTAGCGACGATATATTATGTAACCCAGCTCTAAGCGTAAAACGCCTAGTCGTAGTATTACATAACACTATACTTCGTGCCATTCCTTACCCTCGAATAGTAAGGCCTCAGCCTCTCTTCGTCTTATCAATCCCTCTAACACACGGCCGCCAGCTTTATTCCAACGGCGGATTTGTGCAGGAACTTCATCATGTTTGTTTTCATTTAACACTTTTAACAAAGTTGAGTTCTTTAAGTTTGTTTCGCCCAAATTAAAAGTCCATGAAACTAAAGACGAAAATTGGTTTTCATCTAATGGCACTTTTACATTTTCATTTACTGCTTTTTCGTATATTTCTAAATCACTCAAAAGAAGTTCATCTGCTACCTCTTGGGTGATTTGCATGTTTTCATGCACAGTTGCAGTATGTCCATAACCAATAGTCAAAACATCTGCTGCACACATATATGCTTTAAGTTCACAACCTTCAAATTTTTTAATGAGAGCAATGCCCTCCTGTGATATTTTCATATTATTCTCCCCAAATTTTGGTTTTTGTTCCGCCGAAGTAATCGACCGCCAAATTTTCTTTTTTAAGTAATTCTGCCACATTTCCTTTCTCGCAAAAAATATCTCCTAACACTCTGCCATATTTATCTGTGCCGTATGATTTTAAGGTTATATCGCCCACCAACCAATCTTTTAACTTCTGTTTAGCAAGTAATCCTAGTTCTTTTTCTTTTGTTCGTTCTGGATATTTTTTAATATTTATGCGTGATTCTGGAGTATCGATCGCGTTGATACGTACGGATTTATTATGTAATTGCACAGAAAATCCCAAATCTATTGTTTCCAAACGAACGGTATCGCCGTCTATGACTTTTTTAAGTTTACATTTATACACAAACGCATCTGGTGATTTTGCCATTACTCGTCTCCTTTATGAGAGGCTCCAAAGTAAAACGAAATAATTGCACTCGCTAATCCTCCAAGATAACCTAGCACTAAATTAATTAGTGCTTCGCTGTTTTGTTCAGGTGGTTGTAAGGTAACTAAGAATATATAACCTAGAAATCCACCAATAGTAAATAATCCAATAATTCTAGCAGTCCAATCTTTACTAAACATACCTCTGGCATGTTGTTTGTCCTGTGTTTCTAATTGAAATACGTCAACATCTAATTCTTTCATTTGAACTTCAAACTCTTGTTCTGCTTTTTTTAGTTCTAACATTTGTTCGGGCGTAGCGTTTTGTACAGCTTGTTGTATAGATTTCTGGTCATTAGATACTCCCAAGACTTCTGCTATTTTACCCATAGCCATATTACCTAAAGGACCACCCATAGCGGATCCTAGCGTTGGAGCTACAGCACCAACTAAATTTTTTAATAATCCTTTCATATAGATTCCTTTACTGTATATATGTTAAGTTTCTTTTCTTTACCTTTTACTTTTATAGGTTTTAGTAATTTTAATACAATTTTACAATTTTTTGCAGTTTCTTCACCAATGAGTATATCAACGCCCACTTCTTTAGTTGCTGACTCTAATCTTGCAGCTGTATTGACAGCATCACCAATAGCTGAATAATCAAACCTAGTTTCAGATCCCATATTTCCAATACATGCAAAACCGCTATTTACTCCCACGCCGCAAGCTACTGGTACAGAAAGCGTTTTGTTAAGTTCTGCTATACCTTTTTGAATATCTATTGCTGCTTGTACTGCTTTGGTTTCGTGATCCTCAAGATCTAAAGGCGCACCAAACAAGTACATACCCGCGTCACCAATAAATTTGTCTGTAGCGCCCTTCAAATTTTGCACAGCGTTTACTTGTACTGTTAAAGTTTTGTTCATAATCTCGGTTACTTCTTCGGGCGATAATTTTTCTGAAAGCGAGGTAAATCCCCTCAAATCGGTAAAAACAAAACTGCAATATTTTTTTTCACCACCAAGTTTTAAAAGACTAGGATCATC